ATATATTCAAACATTTTAACAGACGTTTCAAGTTTGTATGTCGGATATGCATCTACATTGTAAAGAGCACAATCATCCTTATGAGCTTCACAATCGATCAATTCAAGTTTTACACGTTTTCCTCCGTACGTGTAATCGGATACGACGTCCTTAAAACTATCAAATTTATCAAGTGCTTCACGACTGTATGGACACCATCGTACATAAAAGAGTTTGAAAGTAGCCGTTTTTCCATCAAGAGCATTGGGTGCGGGTAAGGGCATCTCAACCACTCTGCTTCCGGGTAAAAATCCTCTGAAAGCCCAATAGGTAACGACAAACACAATACTGACAAATATAGTAAAACTTCCTGCAATTAATGCAGTTTTTAGAAGCTCATTCATTGTACAGTATCTTGGAAATCTTACGTTCCCTTTCAAACCATTCTCTGTATCCTTTATTCTCTTTTATCTTGAGCCACGCAACTTCGTTCGTAATTCGTGGCGATTCACCTTGTTTGGGTATGACTTTATACCATGTGGAGTTGTAGCGAACTATCGGTTCCATGTATAAATAGAATATGCTATGAGTAAGCCCAATAAAATCTCAGCAAATTTGAGACCTGTATGTGCAATAGAGTTTCCTTGGCGTATTTCGTTTTCTCGCATGAAAAATCGAATATCTAACCAATATTGAAGAAGATGATATGCAGCTATAAATGGGAAGATCACGGGTATAAAAAAAGAAAGTACACCAGAGGCTATATGGCTCACAGTGTACAGAGGTGGTTTATACCATATTTCCATTATATGATACTCTAATTTTTAAAAATCATTTCTGATCTACTTAGAATCGGGGGAATCCGACAAGGTTGGCGCCAATACCGAAACCGGCACCAGTGCGGGCAGAAGAGCCGACAGAGGGGGCATAGATATCAAGGATGGCGAAGACGGCAAGGGCAGTGAGCGCAATGGTACCGATCTCATCGGCACGAAGCTTCTTGCCAGGAAGAAGGTAGCAGGCAACCGCGACGGCAAGACCCTCAAGGGCATACTTGACAAGTCGCTTAATAAGGTCGGCAAAATCAACACCCATGGAGGCAGGAGCAGCTTTAGGAGCGTCAGACATTCTGTTTTATATTCCATGCCGAAGATTTTTTTGAATATAGACAAGATGGACTGGGGATTTATTCATGTGGTAGTGTTGTCCATTGTTGAAATTTTTGGTGATTTCAACTTGAGATTTTACGCACAAACACATAAGCTAGAACATTTAGGATATGGTATTCTTGGCTACATAGGTGTAGTGTTCTTCTTGTACAAGTCATTCCTCTACAACAATGTTCTATTTGTGAACGCTTTGTGGGACGGTATGTCAAATGTTGTTGAAAGTATTGCCGCGTTTGTCATACTCGGCGACCGACTTGAATCAGTTTCACAATATGTAGGGCTATTCCTTTTATTAGCAGGAATCGTTCTAATGAAGATTCCACCTTCAAAAATTTAACGCGAAGCTGCGCGGCTCCGCGTTACCATTTTCACAAACGTTGCGGAAGTACATACAAATGAGTAAGAAGGTTGAGCTCCCTAAGAAAGATGAATCTAACGTAGAAATTGATTACCTTGAAGAGGATCCTGAGCTACCCAATCAGCGATATGTTGTTGTTTCGTTCATTTCTCCTGAGAAGGTTCTTCAACGTAAAGATCAGTTTTTCTTTGAGAAGTTCATACAGTGGGCTGATTATGATTGGAAGGTGAAAGGGATGGAACAGTTTGTTCATTTTCTTTCTAAAAAGTATTCACTCAAGGTTGATGATCTTATGAAAGATGTACGAGAGTTTGAGACTGTACATAAGGATGAGATCAAAAAGTCTGATATCCCCGAGAAGTACCAAGTATTCCTTCTAAAGCATGAGAAGGAGGTTCAGGCTGCATTTGATAAGGAAGTTGAGTTCCAGTGCAATGTTCGTGGTGTAAAAGTCCGTCGTGCATTCCCTTCATATGAGGAGGCTCAGCTCTGGTGCAAGGTCCTTCAGCGCAAGTATCCTAAAGATAACATTGTTATCGGAAAGATGGGTTGCTGGCTTCCTTGGGATCCTTCTGATCATCTCATGGAGAATGTTGAGTATGCAAATGCCCAGCTCAATGAGATTATGAGGAAGTACAAGGAGAATGAGTCGAATCGTGAACTCTTCTTTGCGGAGGAGCGTGAAGCAGCTATCAAGGCGCAAAAGGATGAGAACGAGAAGCGTAAGACTGAGAATGTATCAAGTGCGAAACAGGTTATGGATGCACCTGCTGTTCACCCTTCGGAGGGAGCTATGCGCGACGTTTAAAAATAGCCCAACCATTTCGTTCGTGTTGAACGTCATAGAGTGCTTCCCATTCAGAAGATTCAAGTAGTTCTTTCCGAATACTAGATGTTTTGATTACGCATGTATCATCCAGTATAACAATTTTTGGATTATATGTTTTTAGTATGTTCCAATCTTCTTCTGTTGAAAATTCTCCTCCATCCAAAATCACAACATCGACGTGTGTCACTGGTAGTGTTACACGTGAACTTTGTGTTGCACAATTGTATTCATCTTCATACCACAAATAGTAATGTTCATTTACAGATTTAAAAAGAGGATGCTGTTCAACATCTGTTCTAGACATTATTTTATTGTGCAAACTTCCATACAATAAGTTCAAACTTGGAGGACAAGGTGTCCAATATTTGAGTGCTTTCTCGTAAAACTGCTTGTTCGCTTCGATTGAGAAAAACGTGAATGGAGTTTTTCTAGAGCGCATTCCTTCCATCACACAACGAGTGGAACCTTGTCCATTCCATGTTCCGATTTCACAAATAGTTGAATATTGTTCATCCGATGCTATGCGAGTAATTAATTTGCCAAACATAGTATCGTCATTTATCTGTCCCATTTTGTATATTATAGTTTATGATCGTCTCTATCTTCTTTCCCTTTTTTGACATAAATCGAAGGACCTGCACCTTTCTTATGTACAGCGGATGGGTCATAATGATCTCCGCCCAACATAGATGAAGAAAATGGTTTATTATCGACCCACAATGATGGTGCACACAACTTAAATGGCGGATGATCAGTTGCTTTATACCAAAACACCTGATCTTCGAGCTTGTTTGATGAAACGTTATTACAGATGACCAAACACTCGTAATTTTCAGTACACTGGTCCATAAATTGACAGAACATGTCAAATGTAGGAAACATACCTGCATAATTTTCATAGATACGCTTTCGATTACCTAAAATATTCTCACGGAGAATAAACACGAAATCTACATTTGTTCGCAGATTCGGTGTAATACCTAAAGGATACTGCATAGTAATCATGGTTGACAAATCAACGTGACGACCATTCATGAAAACATAACGAGTTGATTCTTCACGAATCCATGATGCATCGTACAAACAGTCATCCAGAATTAGAAACGCACGAGGATCGATATTTGAACTTCCACCTGCTCCTGCTTTGGCTTTATTTCGAGTAGCTTTGAGCGATAACTGTCGTTTAATTACATTTGTCACAATTTCAGGTTTGTATTTATCGTGAATCAGTTTTGAGGGTACCATATGCTGAAAGAACTCGTTGGCGACCTCTGTTCCTGAAATTACTGTACCAATGGGGTAGCAATCTTGGGTATTGAAAAGAATATCACGTACCAAGAACGATTTTCCGGTATCTTTCTTACCTATAATGACAATCATTGGAGATTTTCGTGAGTCCATTGCAGTCCTGTCTTTCAGGAGTTGCATATTAAATTTTCGAATGTTGAAATCCATTGATGTCTTGCAAATATTTTGTTTTTATTCCGCGACCGCAAATGTCTTGTTTCGTCGTTGAAGAAGTGCTTTGATTTCTTCCAGATCGGTCAATGATATTTCAAGCTTAGCAGTATCTACTTTCTTTTCGGCTTCAGGTTCCGGCATCGGAGGTGCAACTTCAACTTTTACAGGTTCAGGAGAGGCTACTTTACGGACAGGTTCAGGTGTAGGAGAACGGGCAACTGCTTTACGAACAGGTTCAGGAGATGGTGCACGCTCAACTATTTTACGAACGGGTTCAGGAGTAGGAGAACGAGCAACCACTCTACGAACGGGTTCAGCATCTAGATCAACAGTCGGGGTCTTTGGTTTGGCAATTGAAACTTCGGTGGACTGACGACGAGGAGGGGCTTTCGGTATTATATCCAGTTCAATATCTTCTTCATATTTTCGCCCTTCGAGTTCAGCAATTTTACTTCGTGTTGTTTTCATCTTCTTGTCAATCTCAGCATCCAATCGATCAATCTGCTTTTCAGCGACAGATTTAATTGATTTCTTTACAGAATCAGGGACAGGCAGTTTGTTCATCGCCTTATCGATGGTTGCTGTGTGTGCCTTGAACAATTGTGAAAGACCGCCTTTGTTTTTCATGGAATTGTAAACTTGAATCGCGATAACTACACCAACTCCAGATACTCCAACAGCCCCTAAAATCATGCCAATATAACCATCAAGTGAAGATGAGGCAGCAACGATCGCAGTTGCATTTGCAGAGGGCATAGGTGTAGGGGACATCAATTCATTACCAACAGCAAACGATACGCCACATGCTTGAGGAATTTCCATAATGGCTTGATAGTTACATGCTGTCGGCTCAGATACAGGTCCAAGGGAGGCAGGAGAACCACAAGCAATGTATAATTTCATTGTACGAGGCGCTGCGCAACCAGATGCACTTCCGCCAACATAACGTTGGTAGGTGTACATGTTGTTTTCCGCAACATAGGTATCGAAATTTCCATAGCTGAGATTCTGATATTGAACGCTCAGGTAAGGATTCACAGCATAACTACCAAATGTCAGGGTGGTACCCTCGATTGCATTATAAAGACCCATAGGACCGAAACCAGCAGATGCTAAACCAACTAACGAGGCTGCCAGTAGAGTGAAGAGCATTTGTATATTGATCGTAAAAAATGCCACTCTTCATCTCAAGGATCTACATAATATGCCCAAGCCGATATCGGAGCTACGGACAACAACTGTCCCACTCGAGATGCACAAAGTTTCGAATATCCAAAGTATCAAGGAAGCATCTGAAAAGCTGTGGAATCTGAAACGTATACAACCTTTTTTCCCGTCGCTCGAACAGTTGTTCAAAATTGAAAACTTGAGAACTCCGTATCACTATGGTATTCGAACAAAAAATATGATCCAAACGATTGCTGGTGTCTCGTCTGTCTATACGAATGGTTCTGAAATGCCTATACACCGAAAGACAACTATGATTTTACCATCCTATCGTACTATGCGAGGAGATTTTGGGACTTCAGGTCTTCCATGTGACAAAGAGAACGCTACAGAAGAATATGAGAGGATTCATTCTCCTCATAATGCTGCCTATGTTGGAGCACTAGCAAACATAGTACTATCCGAATCAGGATGTGTTCATTTTCCAGAGGTGTTTGGTACATTCACAGGGATTGCTACAAAGCATTCGATTGACATTTCAGATGATTATGAAGATCTAGCAGACCGTCCTTGGTTTGTTCAGAATCTAGGACACTTTTTCGATCTGAAATTGCGAACAGTGACAACTGAACGTAAAGAGGCGATTGAGCTCGGCGAACTGATCGAACTAGATGCAGAAGAACTAGAACCTATCCATGCAGAAACAAATCCAAATCTTCCTCCCATCGAAGAAAGTTCAGATGATCTTACTATTGAAGAGGATGACTCTGAAGATGATAGTAGTATTTCAACCGGATATGTATTTGCAGTACGAACATGCTCTAGTGATGGCGATATACACGAAGATGGTATTGGGTTCGAAGAAGATGATGAAGAAACATTTGCGGAGGCTATTTTCCATGACGTTCCTGTTCAGACGACGGTAATGGAAAAATGTGAAGGAACTCTTTACAAACTTTTCAAAGAAAATACATCTATTGAGAAGCGTATTTCTTGGCTAGCACAGGTTGTATTTGCACTTGCATATGCTCAACGTTATTACGGATTCGTACATAACGATCTTCATGTAAACAATATTATGTATGTTGAAACTCAGAAGGAGTATCTTTACTACAATGTGTGCGGTAAACAGTATCGAGTACCTACATTTGGCTACATCATGAAAATAATCGATTTTGATCGTGCAACATTTTCTGTGAAACTACCCGGAATGCGTGAAGCTAGATTTTTCATGTCAGATCAATTTGATCCTCTCGAAGAAGCTGGCGGTCAGTATAATTTTGAGCCATTTTATAACTCTAAATTCTCAGAGGTAAAGCCTAATCC